CCTGCCCATAATGAATACCGCCGCGAGTGTTATAAGACGTTTGAATCCAATCCGCGCCCAGAGTATCAATAAAGTCTTGTTCTGCAACAATGACTTGAACGACAAGACCGTCTATTATTTTAGCAAAATGTGCCATGTGGCCTCCAATTTAAGATGACAAGGCAAAAGTGCCAGAAGAAGTAAAGTAGTGGTATGTGTAACCACCAGCCGTAGATACAGTTCCACCAGTAGCTGAACCACCTAAGTTACTGGTAACGTAGCGTATAATTACCGCTCCCGATCCTCCTGACCCACCGACAGGATTGCCACCACTGTTATCGTTTGTGCCACCACCACCGCCATGTCCACCAGCAGGGCCAGCCGTAGCAGAGGCAAGATTACTTCCGTCTTTATTTACCCCGCCTGATCCAAGACTTGAGGTAACACCTTCAGATGGGGTTGTACTAATGCTATTAGCTCCAGAAAAAGTACCTTGACAACCACCGCCTCCGTGACCGAATTTATTGTACGTTCCAAAGTTTAAGCTTTTCCAGTTTATCCCTTCACCTCCATTTCCACCACGTACCGCTGTAGCATTTGCTCCGTCACCAGAAGAACCACCACCACCACCACCAGCGGCTATGTAGTTGGCTCCACCCTGTCCGTCACCACCGTCACCACCAATAGACCCTGTTCCTCCAGTAAATGAAGCGCCAAAAAAGTCGCCTCCCGCGCCTCCACCAACGTAGCCATTAACGTTGTTATTTTGGTAAGCGCCTCCCATACCGCCTCGCCCGTATAGAGTTCCTATACCAGTGCCAGCAATACTTGAATCTCCACCAGTGCCGCCAGAGGCTGTGCTATTGCTGTTCGCCCCTCCCGCCCCAATAGTCACAGTGTAATTATTGTCATACTGAACTAACTTGCCATCAAAAGAAGAAACAGCACCACCCGCTCCTCCACCAGCGTAAGTTGTACCTCCCGCTCCACCAGCACCAGCGGCCATAATATCAAGTGACAATACGGCTGCAACCGTAATTGTGTAAGCCTGATTTGCAAACAAACCTTTATTGTCAGTTACTCTTACAATAACGGCTTCAGAACCTGCGCTAGAGGGTGTCCATTGAACTAAACCAGACCCACTAATAGTCATGCCAGTAGGATTAGTAGGTAAAGAATAGCTTAGTGACCCGCCTTCAGGATCAGTAGCTTGAACCTGATAAGAGTAGGCAACGCCATTGGCTGCATTGGTAACAGGACTGCTAGTAATAATAGGAGCCAAATTAACTGGGCCAGCCCCTACGGTTTTACCAAGGAATTTAAGACTTACGCCAACGCCAATCATTTACAGCACCAATGCGTGTATGCCAGTGGCAGTAGTGCCTGTAGATTTAACTCTTGATATTGAGCATACCAAGTAGAAATTATCTGGGACGGTCACAGTTCTTTGCGTTCCATCTTTGTTAAGGAAGGTCACTGCCCCTGCCACTGTAATGTAAAGGCCAATAGCAATGTTATTAGCGCCTACGTTGTCTGCATTGTTATTAGGAGTGACAGGAACCATGTCATATACACTACCGTTTAACTGACCGCTTACACCTTTGAATGGATTACCCATTTTGGAACCTCAAAATTAATTAGTTAAATTATTTAGCAACCCAGCCACTAGAACTTGTGCCAGATTCTTTAATGTACAAAGTAGTATTTGAACCACCATTGTTTCTATACCAAACAGAACCTATGCCAGCAATTAGTGCGCTTTCTGGTGTGCCTGCTCCAGAACCTTCGTAATGGACAGGGTAAGTAGTCTGATCAAGTTGTACTTGATTGTCAGTACGGAAGTTGTCTTTGACAAGACCAGTAGAGGGAATAGTCTCTGAAAGCGACTGAGCAATCCACCAACCTTTGTAGCTTGTGCCTACAACATTGGTAACAGTAATGCCCTGCGTCTGATAGAAAGACACAACACCGCGAGATGATGCGCTATCTCCTGAACCTTTAGTGTCATAAGTTTTGACGTTATCAATACAAACATTACGAGAGTTTGTAGAAAAAATAGCAGACTGATATGTCTCATAGAACATGGAGTTATGTACTGTAATGCCCCTTGAGTCTTCAATGCCAACACCATTACGCTTGGCAGTCCTTATAGTAGCATTATTGATTACTACATTACCCGCCTCATACATTTGAATACCATCTAACTCAGACGTGTCAGATATAATGTTGGTTAAGTGGATATCATGGGTTGCGTACTTCACAACAAGAGTGCCACCAGAACTACCAGCAGTAGCATCTTCTGAAATGTACTTAATAATATTACCGCTAACACTGTAGATAGGGAACGATCCGTTAAAGCCAGCAACACTAGCGCCAGACACATTGATCCAGCCATCAGCAGTAAACAATGTACCTGATATGGGCGTACCCATGTTTACCGTAACCATTCGCACAGTGACGTTAGATGTACCTGTTGGTGCTACGTTAATAACTGCATCAGCAGCGGTTGCAGATGCCCCAGTAAAGGAAATACTATTCTCTGCTCTAAAGCCATAACCGCAGTTGATTGCAATACAGTTAGTGAGGTTAGTGTTTCTTTGTGGAGCGTGAAGTCTAAAGCCCATGTTAGAACAATCTTTAGCAGTGCAGTTAGTAAGCTGTGCGCCTGTGTTATAAGCTAAAGCAAAGCCATTACCAAAGTTGTTGCCGTCTGCACGACAGTTAGACATAGCTAGTTCAGGAGCTAGACAATACCACCCGTTGTCATACGTCCAGTTAAATGCGTTACATGCATCAACAACAACCTGGAACCCGCCAATGTAGAAACAAGTAGCTGATGTGTTCACTGAACATCCGCGCATGTAGGTGTAAGCAGAAGAAACTAAGATTCCTCGTGGCGTACCAGAGTTACCATTGCTAGACCAAGATGTAGCGTTATAAACAGTACAATCAAAGATAGAATTTTGTAATTGAAAATTAAAACCAGCACGAGTGCCTGTAATAACGAACCCAGACCAACCGTCTTTAAAGTAACAATCTCTAATGCGTGAGCGAGAAGCGTACTGTAAGTAAACACCACCAATACCTTTGTTAGTAGAAGTAGCAGAACCATCAGCAACAGGTGTTACACGATTACCATGAAACGCAATGTTTTCAATATGCATCGAGTCATTACCAGCAGAGTCACTATCAGAATACGCTTGGTTAACAAGAATTGAAGTAGCTAATGTACCTAGTGTAGTACCTACTGTTCCACCTTCCTTTAGAATAGTAGCTTCAGTACCATCACCATATAGCTTGGTGTTGCTTTTAATTCTAAGGGTAGTGTTAATGATGTAGGTTCCAGCAGGAATATACACCTGACCCTTGAGGTCTAGTGCGGCCTGGATAGCTGCGCTGTCATCAGTTACGCCATCACCTGTAGCGCCAAAGTCTTTAACATTGTTAGGCGCTCCCGATATCATTCTATTGTGTGCGAGTGTTAATGCCATGTTTATAACTCCGGTCTAGTTGTGGGGAACGAATCCGTAGACGGCCAGTTCCTTAGTAAAATTCTGTAACTTAAATAATCAGCATGTTGTGGGTGGTCTGACAGGGGGACTATGTAGTCACTAGCTAACAACTCAACATTACGCCATGAACGTGCAATTTCTGCCGCTGTAGGTTGGGAGGCTGTAGGCTCAACGTATAATTCATAGTGTTCGTAATGCTCTGCAACAAATTCAGCATCAGCTTCAATTACGTTAATAACATTCCCATCAGCATTGTCTAGAATATTGTATTTCATTTGTATTATCCTTATGGGATGTATTGGATGACGCAGATAGCAGCGCCACCTCTACCGCCAAAATATGAACTTTCTGGGCCGCTACCTTGACCTGGGCCACCGCCACCCCCAATTGAAGCGTCACCGCCTCTAGTAGAACTGTTGCTCCCAGCAGATCGTACCATAGCTCCACCAGACAAAGGGCCAGCGGCAGGAGGAGGCGTTCCCATTGAATACCCATTACTTGCCCAATCTTGGGCAGGAAGACCACCAGCTATCTGACCCATCTTGGAAGACCAAAAATCTCCAATAATGTCACACCGCGCACCCCAGCCACCGTACCATTGTCCGGTCATTGTTTGCCCAGTACCTGTTAGACCAATAGCGCCACCACCAGAAGCAACAGATGACCCACCGCCTGTGTAATTGACGGAGCCTCCACTGGCCGTTCCCCCAGCAGAAGCACCAGAAAAACTTCCGCCCGCGCCACCGTTAGCAGTCATAGTGGACAAGCTAGTACCTGAGAATGTAGAGTTGCCGCCAGCAGAACCATTGGTTTGTGAAGCATAATTGCCTCGCTCACCAAAAGCCCCTAAAGATAAAGCAAATGAACCACCAGTAGTTACGGCTAAAGTGTTTTTACGTGAGTACCCACCAGCGCCTCCACCTGACCTGTTAGTTTGCCAATTGCTAGAACAAGCACCACCGCCACCAGCACCAATCAGGTGAATCATTATGTTGCCATCTTGGGGTGGAACCCAAGTCTGGGACTTGCTTAAAAAGATTGTAGGGAATGACGCAGAGCCACCACTACTGCTTATAAAATCACTAAAGTTGCTCAAGACATTACCCACCCTTGGACTGCGTCCGTATATATAAATTGAATTGATAAGTAAGCTGCATCCATAGTAAAGTCAGCATTTAGGCTCATTATCTTTGACCCGTTCCTACCTACTACTGTGTTGACAAAGTTGCCTACCGTTACAATAACTCTTTGCCCTATTGTTGGGCTGGCAGGAAGAGTAATAGTTTTTCCTGCTGCGCTGACATAAACAGCAGTGTTTACTGTAGCCGTTAAAGATGAAGCTGTAACCGTAGTAGTTATGCCTACTGAAATAGGAACCGAAGCTAACTTGGCTGCTGTTATTGCTAGGTTTGCTATCTTTGCTGTAGTAACATTAGCGTCAGCTATCTTGGCTGTCGTAACATTAGCGTCAGCTATCTTGGCTGTCGTGACAGCGTTGTTGACAATCTTTGCTGTGGTCACGGTGTTGTCATCAGGGGTACTAACAGACACAACAACAGCGTGTGCTGCCATAACTTCTACCGCAGAACCATTTGGAGGCGCTGTGCTAAACGTCAGCGTTGTGCCTGAGACAGAGTAGTTAGACTTGCTCTGATAGACACCATCAATATAGACGTTGGTGTTGTTCTCTGGGGACTGTGCAGACAGCGTAAAAGCAACTGTGCTTCCGTTGCCAGCAAACT